TGTACAGTATTACAAAATGGACAATTAGAAGCAGATGATTTGATTGCAGGCTTCATTCAAACGCACCCTAACGATAACCATATTATTATTTCAACAGACAGTGATTTTTATCAGCTGATTGCTCCTAATGTGCGACAATACAACGGTGTAATGGAAACTACTATTACACACGAAGGTATTTTTGACAAGAAAAATAAGAGTGTACTAGATAAAAAAACTAAAGAACCTGTAGGTGCTCCTAATCCAGAATGGTTATTGTTTGAGAAATGTATGCGTGGCGACAGCTCAGACAATGTATTCTCGGCATATCCCGGTGTGCGTGTTAAGGGTACTAAGACTAAAGTTGGCTTGCAAGAAGCATTTGAGGATCGTAACAAGAAAGGATATTCTTGGAATAATCTCATGTTACAACGTTGGGTTGATCACGAAGGTGCCGAACATAGAGTATTAGATGACTACGAACGTAATCGCACACTTATTGATCTTGCCGCACAACCCGAAACTGTTAAAGAACTAATTGCTACTACTATTAGACAAGCTACTAGTGAACCTAAAAACATTAGTCAAGTTGGTATTAGACTATTAAAATTTTGTAATCTATATGATATGCAAAAGATTTCAGATAACATTCAGCAGTATGCTGAACCCTTTCAAGCGAGATACACACAATGAATATTAAAGCCAAACCTGTTGTAGACGGTAAATTTTGGATTATTGAGGACGACGGTGAAAAGGTTGCTATTCTACACAAAAAAGAAGGCAACAAATACATGATAAGTAGCAGTAAAGGTGATACGTATTTTACCAAAAAAGACGAGTTACTTAAAACATTTGGTAGAGACTTTTTTCAAGTTGGTGAAAAGACTACTATTACCGTAGATGATTCTAGAGACGTCTACGGATACCCTACTAGTTGTAAGCCGTATAATCCGCTGTTCAACGTACAGCGTAAACTACCATTGTTTACTAAAAGCAGTGCCAGCAAGAGTTTATATTGTGCTGGCTACTACACTATTAAATTTGACAAGGGCTGGGTAAAAAGCTTTTGTCCAAAACTAATTACCATCGAACGGTATCCTTACAAAGGACCGTTTAAAGATGAATTAGAAATGAAACAGGTGCTAAGTAATGCCAAGTCCGATTAATACTAATCCTATACAGCAGTTTTTACAACAGGTAAAGGCTGCTGATCTTTCACAACAAAGAGAGATCAAAATGGATATTAAAACAGCTAAAGCACTGGCCTACTGTCTAGGCGAAGTTAGTGCTAAACTTCTAGAAGATTACGATACTATACTTAAAAAGCTAGAATCGAGCACAGGAGCGTCTGTAACAGTTAGTATGGATGGGGGTGGCTTCGGGTCAAATTGATAAATATATGCGTAGATAATAGGACGCATATGAGCAGACCCAAGCCAAAAGTACTGTTAGAGCACATTAATAAGAAAAATTATAAATGTGAACAAATTCTAGAAGCTGACGCTATCTGGGCAGTGTTCTATAAGAACGAACCTTTCAATCTAAAATCTTCTAGTGCAGTTACTAGCTATCCCGGACCAAAATATAAAAAGGTCAGTTTTTCTAATCCTGGCCATGCTCATAATCTAGCCAAAAAACTCAACCAAATGTTTAACTGTTCTGACTTCCAGGTAGTTAAACTTACCAGCGGTGAAATTATTAAATGATTTCAAAAGAGACTTATACCAAAATATTTCTACAACAAAAAGACCGCTCAACTGATCCTGCTAATGTAAAGTTACACCTATTCAAATGGTGGCAAAGTCATCGCTCAAAAGACATAGGCGGGTTGAGACTAAGCGACGACGGATTTGAGTTCTTGCAAAAAGAACTGGAACTACAATGCTACGAAATTCCGTTTACTGAGCCAATCGATTTGAGTCCTCAAACTATCATATTTTTTGATAGAAGCATGGACAGTCCATACTACTTAACAAACCAAAGTATTACTGTATTCTCTGAACGCAAGAGTTTTGAGCTAATGTTGTTTTCTGACGACATTCGTAAATATGGACTAATTAAGGCTATGAATAAGCAGGATAGCCAAAATGACAAAATAGAAGAAAATACTGTTGACAGCGACGACTAATGACACTATAATAGACACATAGATAGTTAATTCAACCGCTTGTTTTACAGGAGATTATATGAGCGAAATTAGTTCACGTACCGTTGGCCCTAAGGCAGCTAAAAAATCTTTGCGCCGTGCTTTTAAAGCCAATCGTCCTTTGTTCCTTGGGGTCCTCCAGGTATCGGTAAATCCGATATCGTTAAGCAAATGGGTGAAGAACTCAATGCTCACGTAATTGACATTCGCCTGTCACTATGGGAACCTACTGATATTAAAGGTATTCCGTATTTTGATAGCAACGCTAACCGCATGAACTGGGCTCCGCCTATTGAGTTGCCCGATGCTGAAATGGCTGCTCAGCATGACAAGATCATCTTGTTTATGGACGAAATGAACTCTGCGGCTCCTAGCGTACAGGCAGCGGCTTATCAGCTGGTTTTGAATCGTCGTGTTGGTACTTATCGCTTGCCCGACAACGTGCTCATCGTTGCCGCTGGTAACCGTGAAACTGACAAAGGTGTTACTTACCGTATGCCTGCTCCGTTGGCTAACCGTTTTGTTCACTTGGAAATGAAAGTTGACTGGGACGACTACTTTGGTTGGGCTGTTGACAATCGTATTCACAAAGACGTAGTCGGCTTCTTAACATTCTCTAAGAAGGACTTATACGACTTTGATCCTAAGAGTGCATCACGTGCCTTTGCTACTCCTCGTTCTTGGACGTTTGTGTCTGAGTTGTTGTTTGATGACGAAGAAGATACAGATACATTGACCGATTTGATCTCGGGTGCAGTTGGTGAGGGTTTGGCTGTTAAGTTTATGGCTCACCGTAAAGTTTCTTCTAAGCTTCCTAATCCTACAGACATTCTTAAGGGCAAGGTTAAGAAAATGGACACTAAGGAAATTAGTGCCATGTACTCTTTGACTGTGTCGTTATGCTATGAGCTCAAAGATGCTAGCGATAAGAATGCCAAAGACTGGAACGATCAAGTTAACTGCTTCTTTGAGTTTATGATGACTAACTTCGAAACTGAGTTAGTTGTTATGGGTACCAAACTTGCATTGACTCAATATCAGTTGCCTTTGGATCCAGACGAGATCAAGTGTTTCGACGACTTCCATGCCAAATACGGCAAGTATATTGCGGCTGCTACTGAAAAGAAATAATTTGGCAAATAAGCCGTTTGACAGGGTCTTCGGACCCTGTTATAATATATACTATATAAACAGGAGCAAAATATGAGCAATCTCGATCCTATTGTAGATAAAATTGTAATCGCCCGGGTTGGACTGTTACTTCGTCATCCGTTTTTTGGTAACATGGCTACTCGTCTTAAAATTGTAGAAGCTAGCGAGTGGTGCGCTACTGCCGCAACAGACGGACGTCATCTATATTATAGCAAAGACTTCTTTCAAGACCTTACAGTTAAACAGGTTGAGTTTGTTGTAGCACACGAAATCCTACACAATGTTTTTGAGCATATGCTCCGAGTGTTAACGGTACTCTTGTACGTGACAAGATCGGCGAAGTTCCCCCTAAGATCAAAATTTTCCACGATACCAAACACTACGGTAAAAGCACTGAACAAATCTATGACGAAATTTACAACGACATGGATGAGCAAGAATTGAGTGCATTGGGTCAATTGCTTGACGAACACATCGACTGGGAAAAGGACGGAAAAGGTAATCGTCCGCAGTATAGCAAAGAAGAACTCAAACAGATTCGTGACGAGATCAAAGAACAAATGATGGCGGCTGCTCAGGCGGCAGGTGCAGGTAATACTCCTGCCGAGATCCAACGTATGATCCGTGAACTCACTGAGCCTAAGATGAACTGGCGTGAAATTCTGCGCCAGCAAATTCAAAGCACTATTAAAAACGATTATACCTTTATGCGTCCTAACCGCAAGGCTTGGCACATGAACGCTATTCTTCCAGGTACTAACTTTGATGAAACTATTGACATCTGTGTTGCTATTGATATGTCAGGTTCTATCGGAGACGATCAAGCTAAAGACTTTATTTCAGAAGTCAAAGGTATTATGGACGAGTACAAAGAATACAAGATCAAATTGTGGTGCTTTGATACTAGAGTTTATAACGAACAAGACTTTGACGGCTACGGTGCTGACATTATGGAGTATGAAGTAATGGGCGGTGGTGGTACTGAGTTTATGGCTAATTGGGACTACATGAAAGAGAATGATATTAGTCCTAAAAAGTTCATTATGTTCACCGACGGTTATCCATACGGTTCATGGGGTGACGAAAACTACTGTGACACATTCTTTGTGATCCACGGTAACAATACTATTGTGCCTCCATTCGGTGCTCACGCATACTATGAATTTAAAGATTGATAGTGATGCATTTTCAGCAGGTCAAATAGAAAGTAAAATTTGGGCGGCTGAAGAACTAG